GGGAAAAGTTGTTGGGTAACCCTCCCCCCCGTTGTCGGAAAAAGAAAGCCCCAAAATCATTATTCCCCCCCTTGTTTTGAGGGGGCGGATTCAGAGGTCTACTGTCGTGACAGGTGCAGCGACTGGGATATCTGGGAATAAGACTTATACTGTTATACAAAAAGGTATGGGGGAAACCATTGTGATTCCCACCCGTTCGTATTCGGTAAATAATGGGGAAACTACTTTAACGATATCGGGTTCAAGTAATTCACCTAAATTAACGTTTGCAACAGTCGGTACAAGCCAGATTCCATTAGATTTGCCTACTACCTACACAGCCGATGGGAAAACCCAAGCAAACGGAGCAGCTATTGCAGGAGACCCCGGAGCTTCTTATTTATATTCTTTTTCTGCAACTATAAGGGTTCCATCCAATAATGTGGGGCAACGAGTTTCCACAGTAAGAGTTTCCGGACAAGACCCAAATGTTTGGATTGATATTGTTATCACTCAAGCGACAGCAACATTTACTGTTGCGTATAGAGCCGGAAATTATATATCATCTGTTCAGCCTACTACTCAAACAGTGAATTATGGTGGAACAGCCGCTTCTGTTGCTACGGTACAGGCAGAAGATACTAATTACCGATACGAATTTGATGGTTGGTATGAGGGGTCTAATAAGGTCTCTAGTAGTCCTTCGTTAAGTGTGGCTAATATTACCTCGGCACGCACATTTGAAGCCCGTGCGAACCGTATAAGTAAGGCGGTAACTATTACCGTTGCGTTGGATGCAAGTAGTGCAGGTAGAGGAAGCGTTTCAGGCGGTGGCTTATACAATATCGGAGCAAGTTGTACAGTACAATGTGTAATGAACAATGCTAGTGACGTGTTTGATGGTTGGTATGAGGGGAATATGAAAGTAAGTTCTAGTCAGAATTACACATTTACCGTTTCAGCCGCTAGGTCGTTAAGGGCGAAAATTCTATATCTTGATGTGACACCTACTTCTTTGGACTTTGGAGCCGGAGGCGGAAGTGAAACATTAACAGTAAGTACCAACGTTGACAGTTGGACAGTGAGTTGACGAATGATTATTATGGGGAATAAAATTTGAGTATTTTTATTCCCTGAAATAATTTAGTTAGAAAAATTAATTTTGATAATATGGCAACGAGTGTTTATTTTAATGGAAAATTAAGAACTCTTCCTGGAGCTTATTCTACGATAACTTCTGGGGATAGCACTGCATCACGTTCGCTGGATTACGGTACAGTCCTTATCATTGATACGGGTGTTTATGGTGCTGGATTTGGTGGTGGTGCAGGCGTAAATGGTGAAGGAGCGCAAGGTCTTGACGCGATTTACGAGTTTGACGATTTAACCACTTTCCGCAACTTTGTGAAAGGTGGTATGTATTGGAAATGTGCGGAAGCTCTTTGGAAACCAGACCCGTCCAATGCTGATGCAGTGGGTATCAGCAAATTGTTGTTTGTGCGTGCTTGTACGACAAAGGCTGCAAAGATGACATTTACAGCGACAGGCGGTGGCTCTAATGGCGGAACGTTTGTAATCCGGACTATTGATGAGGGGCTGAACGCAAACGGTGTTACAGAGGAAATTGACGGTGTAACTTACTTGAAAAATGGATATGCGTTTACTACCGAAGCGGGCGTAGATAATCCGGAAGCGGTGGTTCTGAAGTTGTGGCAGGGCACATTCACAGGTTTATACAAAGACCCCGTCACAGGCGTTGAGCTTTCCTACAATGAGTTGACCGTTGAGCAATCAGACGCAAACCTGTTATGTGAAAGTCCTGAATGTACCACGATGGCAGAGCTTATTTATTGGGCACAAACCGACGAAAACTTTGGGGCACGTTTTGTTCTGGACGATGCGACGGCTGTTAAGGGTACAGGAGAAATGAATGCTTCTGACGTAACCGATGGTTATCAATTAGCCGCAGGCGGTACAGAAACTTATACTCCGAATACAGATTTGGAGAGTGTATTAAGTCAGATTGCCGATGTTGATTACAACATTGTAATGACTGACCAAATTGGCGCAAACGCTTTGAGTGCCGCTAATAAGGCAATAATCGCTCATCGTAATTTGGACGCTAAGTTTGACAAGTTTGTTTTCATTGGTGCATACGACAGCCGTGCCAATTACGAGGCTTCTCTGGCTTATGCAAAACAAGCAAACAACGCTTATGTCTGCATCGTTCACGGTGGTATTGGTACGGCTAGTGACATGGTGGCTTCCAAGATACGTTGGTGGGGTGTATTCTACAACTTGTGTCAGGTAGTGGGTCGCACGGCTGGAAAACCGCCTTATGTGCCTATTACTAACAAGACAATCGGTGGTGACAAGTTGCAAATGATACCTAACGAAAAGGAGATGGAAAAGGCTGTTAAAGCCGGACTTATTATAGTCTCAAACAATCCGTATTTGAAACGTTTTGTAATTTTGCAGGGTGTAACTACATTGCAAGACAATACGCTCCTATTCAACAAGAAGGGACAGAGCTTTAGCTTACAATTTATGCGGTGTTTGGCACAACTCAATAAAGAGTGTGTGGTGAACGCAGAAATTGACTTGCTTGCTGATGAAAATGGGGTCAACATTAATACCCTTTCTAAAGGTGCGTTGGAAACGTGGACAATCAATTTCTTACAGACACGAGTTGCAACAGAAAATCAAGATAATTTGATTTCCAAGTTCCAAAACGTAGTCGCATCTAGAGAAAATGATTATTACCGTGTGACCTACGAAGTAATGATTAATAACGAAGTAACTAAGATATTCTTTACAGGATTCTTGTTACGTAACTAAGGAGAAGTAAATTATGGCTAGAGGAAACGTATATACAGCACCGAAAGCGTACATTAAAATCGATAATGAAGTGGCAGGTTACGTTCGTAACTTGAATTTTTCGGAAAATGTACAGCGTGCGAATGTTCAGGGGCTAGGGTCTTTGACATTGCAAGAAGCTCCGGCAGTGGTTTACACGTGTCAATGGAGCGTTTCACAGTACTTTATTTCGTTTAATACTCCAATCATGCAGAAGATGCTGAAAAAATTTGGCAGTATTGCAGAAATAAAGAATAGCTTGGTACTTGGTGACATTGCGTTTGATATCACGATGTATGCTAAGACAGTGGCAAGTGAAGATGCGAATAGCAAGTTAGTTACTGAAGTAGACAACACCGGAAATACGATTGCCCGTTTGCAGGGATGTCTTGTAAACAGTCAGTCATTCCAACTCCAAGAGGGTGGAATTGCCGGAACGGATATTAACGGTATTTATCTTGAACCAATTAGTACAGCGGGATAATCCCCGCTGTCTTTAAATAAAAGACGATTATGGATGAAGTAAAAATTTCAATTAAAGGGCATGAGTACACAGTTGCTTTCCCTAATGTGGGTCAGTATTACAGAATTGAAGCGATGAAACAAAGTTTGTCACGTGGCTTTTACAATTCTATGGTAATGAGTCCCGCAAACAGTGCTCAACACGCACTTGACATGATAGACATTGAGGCTACTTTGGTGGTGTTGTGTCCGCAGTTGGTTGAGGATTTAAAGGTGAAAAATTTTGACGATTTGGACGTTCGGGATTACAAGTTAATTCGGGATGAGTACAACGGAAAAGTTTTACCGTTCTTTAAAGAAATCAATGACCTGTTAAGTGGGAAGTCAGAAATAAATAAGCAGCAATGAGGTCATGAACCGAGAGGAGTTGATACGTAGTGTCAACACTTGGAATATAAAATTCCCGATGGACAGGTGGTGGAGAAGTAAACATAATGTTGCATTCATGTCCCCTGTTCATCGGGAATGTTCTTTTATACATCAGCTTATGGAGTTTGAAGAGGACAAACTTTATATGCAGGCGATGTTACCTAAAGAAGAAGACAAATATATTCCAGGAATTGGCGATTTGTTTAAAACGCCATTGACACAGGAAGCATTTTTGGACGAAGCCCAAAGAGAAATTGATGAAATGTTAAAACTAGAGGAACAAAATGGCGGAGGATAAAAGAATACGGGTGTCGGCAGATACTACCCCGTTGCAAGAAGTGAGGCAGGCAGCCCGAGAACTTTGGGAAGACCTTGCACAAATGGAAACTAACTTTAAGCAAATTAATGATGGAGTATTGCAATCCATACAGAAACAGATTGATTTGCTTAAAGAGCGTAATAGCCTCTATACGGCTTTTAATCCACAAGAGCAAACAAATACCCAACAGGGGCAAAATAATCGCAATACAGGGCTTATAGACCCCTACACTGGACGACCATTGTTTGACAAGACAGAGGGGCAGGGGATTAGGAATGCCGATTTTGAAAAAGCACTTAACGTTTTAGATAAAATTTCAAGTGATGTCACTCGTATAGCCGAAACCTTAGAACAAGACCAACGAAATCAACAAAATGGTTTGGTTCCCGGAGAAGAATCACAGCCTGCACCACTTCCAAATCCAACAGGTGGAAATCCTTTGCAACCCCCGCAGCAACCAAATACTCCAACAGGTGGCAGGGGCGGAGGGTTTAGTTTGCCTACTAGCTTACAAGGGATGATGAGCCTGTTGCCTTATGGTGCTGCACTTTTTGGAATTGGACAGATGATAGGGCAACAATTTCAGTTCCAAGCAATGCAGTATGGAGCGCAAAACGAATTTCAGCGTAGAAATAACGTGGGTAAGAACCCATTGTTAAATATGCTGTCTTTTGGTATAACAGGCGCAAAGGCTGATGAGGCAGAAGTCGGACGTTTGGCAGCAGAACAGAATGATAAGGTTTTAAAGGATTATTCTGCATTATTTGGAGTTTCCTATAATGAAAGTTTGCGTCGGCAGATAACAGGCAGTTTTGGTGGAAATTATAATAATTTGTTTGACCAAACAATTGGAGCACCTAAATCTAGGTCGGATAGTTATATCCGAGTTTCAGAGGGCGGTGATACTAGCCGTGTAGTAACGGGGGATAAAACTCGTGCAGAAGAAGCAAATAAAGCGGCTGGAATTTCAAAAGAGGAATTTCAGAATTGGGCTTCAACCGTTTTAGGACTGAATATAACAGAATTTACTGAAAAAATCACAAGTTTATCCCGTGCAGGGGCAAAAGGTAGCAATACAACTGATGATGATTTAAAACAGTTATTGTTAGCCCAAAGACTTCGGGGGATTACTGATGAACAGGCTGAAGACGTGTTACGCACTACTCGTTTTAGACGAAACGAACAAGGTTTAACGGGTGCAGGAGTGATTAGTGCTTTTGATGCTAATTTGTCTGAAAGGTTTGCAGGGCGTGCAGATGCTAATCAATTAATCGCTTCAACTCTTGGTGAATATTTAGGACAATTTAACCAAATTGCTGACCGTGTACTTGACCGTGTGGGTTCAGTAAACACTACTAATATTGTGCGTTCCATGACGAGCATACAGAACGCCACAGGAATGGAAGGGAAACAATTAGAAAGAGTACAGAATGCGTTAATGGGAAATGACATATCACAGGATGATACCACACAGGCTCTTCTTTTGCGTACCGCTCGCCAATTGAATCCAGAAGGCAACTTGTCAGATTTGCAAGCAATGATTGAGGATATGCCTAATGACCCCACAGGGCAGCTTCAAAAAGCCTTTTTTGGACAAATTAGACAGATGACAGGTGGTGGAGAACAAATGCGTCATGTATTAAAAGCAATTTTTCCACAGTTATCCATGACAGATATTATTGACGCAGATTTAGGTAAGATAACTGAAGATGAACTGTTTGGCAAAGGAAGAACACAAGGGGCACAATATAGTGATAGAAGTGCCGCAAGAATGGTCGGGGACGCTGAACGTTCAACGGCTGGAACCATGAATAGAAAGATTTTTGAGGGGTACGAAAATGTTATGGGGGCTGACCAGCTAAAAGCGGTTTTGGAAAGTATTGAAAAGCCGATACCCGTTTTCATGACATTTGAGGGGGCTCATTCAATTATGGAATCCATACGCAGCTTTACTGAAATATTAAGTGATACTCCGAAAGCGTTGAGCCGAGTATTGAAAAACTTAACAATAGAAGAATAATATGGCAGACGATAATAAAAACAAAATGCCCGTTACGAAGTATGAGTTTACAAGTATTAACGGGCAAACAGTTAAAGAAGCTCCTATTAATGAATTTTGGGAAGACCTTGTGCGTTTGGAGTTGTTGGACAAGGATTTTGAGGGTCCGGATTGGTTGGCTTTAGAAGTAGACGGGTTGACAAATGCCGCCCGAATTTGGGAAACTTATACGCCTGAAGAAAAGAAGAAAGAGGAGGGTGGCGAAACCAACCCTCCGTTCATTAAATACGGCACAATTGTCTATTTATGGAACAAAGATATTGTCGCTGAAATGCAAAAAATTATAGGCTCAGAAATATTTATGGAACAAAAGGATTTTAATGCCTTTTATACTGAAAATATGGAGCTTATTGTTTCTGACCCAGATTACACACCCTTTACCGACTTAACAGATACTAATAGTAGTAAAGCACAAAATAAGCGTGAGCGCAATAATATCGGACATCTTTTTAAGTTTAAATCCTTGGAAATAAAAGTTTGGATTTATGTACGAGCGTTAAATAAGATTATGGATGTTAGTGCATGGGTTCAAAGTTGTACCACTAACAAAGATAAGGGGGTAGGCACTTTTTCATTGGATTTGTTGCCGACTGCCGATTTGACCCCGTTGTCTTATGGCGATGAAATTATAGAACAGTTTAATGTCATTAATTCCCAATATTCATTGACAAGAGATTGGTTTACTACCTACGTTCAGAATAACGACCTTGTGTTTATAAGGTTTGAAAGGTTACGAATGGAAGAAGATGTGGATAAGAGTTTAGGCGGGGAACGAAATGCAGAAGTGCAACCATCAAGCCTGAATAGCGATGTTATTTGGGATATGATGGCGTTGGTGGATACTGTTAGCTTGACAGTTAGTTCACTTTCTAACGATTACACTGTGAATATACAGGGTCGTGATTATACTAAGCTATTGGTAGAGGATGGTAGTTATTTCATTCCATTAAAATTTGTTGAGGGTAGTCCTGACAAGTGGTTTTATGGTGGTGACCCTGAGAGTGAGTGGTTTAAACGCAATATGATTACAGGCGCATACGATTATTACTTTGCGTATTCTTTTCAGAAAATAAAACAGGTGCTTTGGTTTGTTATTAATCAGTTGTCCAATATTGGGATAGTGGATAATTCTTTATTTGCCTCATGCGCAAAGGTAACGAAAAAATACGCTGTTGAAACAGGCGATGATAAATATAAGGGAATGGAAGCCGATGTGAATGGTATATGGCAGATGATAGAGTTATTCGTTGATGACAATTTGAATGACAGGCGTATTGTTGACCGTTCCCTAGTGAACCCAGAGGGAACACTGTTGGACTTTTTTAATAAGGTTTGTCAAGACCCCTTTGTAGAATTTTGGGGAGATACGTGGGGTAATGGATACCAATTTTTGGTTAGACAACCACCATTTACCGCTCAAGCAATAGAAAGCATTATCAGTCAGGATAAGTATTATATTACAATAAATTCTGAAGATATATTTGCATTGTCGTTGTCTTACGATGATAGAGCTTATGCGTGGTATAGATTAATGCCACAAAATAGCATGATGGGAAATAGCCAGTTTTCTTCGCTCGCTTTAGTTCCTATAATTTTCTTTGAACAATTTTGCAAAATGTACGGAAATAAACGTTGTATTATTAATGATATTTATTTGTCGGAGAGTTATTTGTATGGCAAAGAAAAGGACAGGGCGAAAGGTTTGACAACTTTATCACAAGCATTGCTGAATGATTTGTTGTATGTTGTGGAAACTTCTGTTTATTTACCGTTTACTCGGAAAGGAACTATTACTATAAATGGCGACCGAAGAATTAAAGTGGGTACATTCGTTCGTTTGGCTCCGACTAACGAACTGTTTTATGTTACCGGAGTAAACAATACTGCCACATTTACAGGCGATGCCGTAGACCGTATTACGACGTTAACCGTGGAAAGAGGTATGGTGATGGATTACATTGCTCGCAGTAAGGATTACTCCTATTTTAAAATTGCAAATTTGGACGGAATGCGAAAGGAAATTACTGAACGCAATGAAGCTAATAACAAGCAACAGGGCGGTTCTAGTGTCACCCCGTCAAAATTTGGTATAAACGAAGACCAATTTAATTTCTTTATGAACCGACAAATGTATAAATAGGATGGTAAAGATAATTCGTAAATCTAAGCAAGGGGTCGCTCCAGTGGGTAGAAATAGAACTACCCAACAGACGACTGGATTTGGGTATGTTATTATCCCCGAAGGAGTGGATAGGAATAAATATGTGGACGGCTGTTTTAGACGAAACCGATTGTCTATTATAGATGATGCAGATGGTAACATCATTCATGATTGTTACGTATCTAAAGAAGTATTGGCAAATGTGGAGTTTCCATTAGAAGTCGGGGAAAAGGGTGTTCCTGTTGTATGGGTGGCGCAGCCTTTTCAAAATATACCGATGATTGTGGGCACTTTATCTTCTTATGATAGTGTAACAATTCGGAGCGATGCAGAGATTAACTATTCAAAAACTTGGGAAAAGGGTGAAGTTACAATTAAAGGGAACGCCCGTGATGGTTCATTAACACTGTTAGTACGGGGTCAAGAATTTAGCCGTATTAAAATAGCTGCATTTGGTAGCGAAGACAGCGTGTGTGAAGTGTTTAGTAATGGCAGTATAGATGTCACAGCCAATAAGGATGTCACAATTAAGGCGTTTCAAAATTTAGTTGGGAGCGTAACAGACAGCGAGACAGGCAATTCTTCGGGTTTTAGCGTCAATAAGGAAAGTTTTACCACCGAGGCGAACTATGGTGAGGGCGATGACAAAAACTTCGTTAAAACGCAAATAACCGAGGAAGGACGAGTGACTGAAATAAAAGCAGGCGAAAGCACCTATAAGCAGACAGTTAATGAAAGTATGGATGAAATTACTTTTCAGGACTGCACAGTTAAGGCTGAAAAGGGCAAATTAACTATTTCCCAAGGGAAAGCAGTTATTGAAATAAGCGGGGGTAAATTGGCTATTACGAATGACGGTACAGGTTTAAATGAACTGTTGACGAAGATTGTTGATGCTATTGCGACACTAACTGTTTCAACCGCAGTCGGTCCGAGTGGAACCCCGTTACCACCTACTATTCAAAAGACAACTGAATTAACCAATTTATTAAAACAATTTTTTAACAAATAACTATGGCACTCAATAAAGCAGGTTTGGCGTCTGATATCTTAGATTTGATGACGCAAATGCGTAAAGAAACAGAAATAGATGATAGCAAATTTGCAAACGCTTTGGCAGATGCTATTGACAAGTTTGTTAAGACAGGTGAAGTTCCCGCAGGTATAGCCGTATCAACTACGGGTAGCGCAACGGCTCAAACAGGGGCTACGACAGCTCCGGGGTCAATTATTTAATTAATTGCTATATTTGTAGAAAATTTTAGGTTATGGCAAATAGTTTTATAATGGATAAGTTGCAGAGTATGACTAGCATGGCACGCTCGATAGGGATAGAGGCGGTAAGTCGTTTGTATCCTAATGATTTTGAAGTGTACATGGTGGCTCTGGAGCTTACTGATAGCCAAGACAATATGATTGATTACTTGGTGTTTCCTGTATTGCCTGACGCAATAACCAAAACAGAGCCGACCCGTACCAATATCAAGAAGTCTTTGGCAGGGGTAACAGTTTTGACAAATCCTAGTTTTACCCCCCAAGAGATAAATATTAAAGGTTCTTTCGGTAGAAATTTTAAAATCTTAAGAGGTAAACAATCGAGCTCTTCTTTGTCTGTAAATGCGGGCAAATATAGTTTGTACAGTGTGATGTCAAAGACAATGGCTTTAAACTTGAATTTTGGTGAATTTGATTTGGGTATAAAGACAGGGTATGGAATACTTAAAATACTGAAAGCTATGTGTGATAAAAGCGTAGGGTTAGACGATAATGGAAAACCGTTGCGTCTCTACTTTTATAATATGGCTTTAGGTGAGAGTTATCTGGTAGCTATCCCTCCGAGTGGTGTGCAGTATAGTCAAGATGTTTCTAAGAATATGATTTGGAACTATAACTTGACGATGATGGCTTTGGCTCCTTTGGAAGCCGTACAGAGCCGAGCAAACCGTTCTTCGGAATTGGTGGATAATTTATTGCCGTCATTGGTTCAAATGGGTGTCAGTGAATTGGCGAGTGGCGTAGAAAAAGCAACTAGAGGGATAAGGAGTGCGGTGTTATGGTAGAAGCGATACAGAAATTTAAACAGTTAACGGGATATAATATTCAGGCTTTCTTTGAAGACTTTGTATTGTTTTGTAATTCGTATTATCCGTTAATCGTAGGTTATTACACGGGCGCAACAAATGTATCGGTTGATGATAGTTTTGGGCGTTTAGAAACCCTTATGAAGCAAGCGCAGGAAATAGAACCTTTGTTCACTTTAAAGGCAAACAGTTTGACGGGAATTGGAGCTTGGGAGCTTTTAGATACGTTTACTGATTGTCAAACAAAACTTTGGACTATTAATAATTCTTCACGTTGGTTACGTTCGGCAATTATTGGCAAGTTTTCTGATAATATTGCTTTGAATAGAGTATTAAAAAGCCGTGAGAATTTTGAAATTGTAGCTACTGAATTGGGCAGTAATGACCCTCAAAATGCGTGGTTTGATATTGCTAAAAACAATTTTGTTGAGGAAGAGGACTACGACGCTAATAATGAGGGTGGTATGTTCAAAATTAATATAAAACAGTCTGGTAATTACGATATTCCAAATATTGTTGATAATTTAAGTTCCGAAAAGATTTTGGGGCGGGATATGGATGTTGACTTTAGGTTTGAGAATAATGATATTGCTACCGTTGATTATGAATTGGCAGTTCGGCAGGCATTTAACACGATATTACATTGCGTCAAGGGAGCGATACCTGAATTTAATGATTATGGAATACCAAACGATATTCCGGGGTCAAGCGTTAATGCAGTTCAATATCCGGTTTTGTTTAAACATATCATGAATATGTTCCAGCGGGATGCTCGTTGGGTACAGGTCAATCTTATTGATGTGTATCGTAAAGAAGATAACATTTTTATGAAAATAAATGCGAAAACGGTTACAAATAACTTTTTAGAAACAAATATTCAGATATGATAACAAAGGTAAACAATACAATTTCCTTCCTTAAGAATTTATGGGTGGAAACATTTTTGAATAAAACGGATAAAGTAACCGATATTACAGATAATTCCGTTTTGAATGGGGTTGCTTATGGTACGGCAAAAGTAGCGCAAAAGGCGTTGAAAGATATTGCTATCGTAGAAGCGCAAATTTTTCCAGAAGAAGCAACAGGGGATTATTTGGACAGGGCGGCTCAATTGTTTGGTGTTACACCCCGTAAAGGTGCACTCGGTTCATCTACTTATATTCGGGTCTATGCAGCTCCTGGAACAGTTTATACCGCAGGCGTGAATACATTTGTGAGCAATGATGGTGTTCGGTTTGCCATAGAAGAGAGCCTGACTGTTGGTGAAACGGGTTATGGATATGTAAAAGTGCGTAGTGAGAGCACAGGTTCTTTTACCAATGTTTCGGCAAACTCTATTGTAACCTTATCGCCTATTCCACAAGGGCATTATGAATGTACGAATGAATATTATGCTTTAGGCGGGCGCGACCAAGAGAGCGACGAAATGTTTCGTAGGCGCATTTTAAATCATCAAAATGTGTACGCCACCGCCACGATGGAGAAATTTACACAAATATTCCAAAATATTGACAGCCGTGTCTTAAAAATTATGTATATCGGTATAATGGAAGACGGCTTTATGCACATTCAAATTGCTACACAGAACGGTCAGGATTTGACCGAAGCTGAATTGAATACATTGCTTGAGGGTGCAGTTCCTTATTTTGGTATCGGGGACTTCATTGTTAATGGAAGCCTTATGGGAATTAAGTTGGAGAATGCAACTTGGTACGAAGTAGGTGGGGAAGACGGTATTGATTTCCGTTGTGAAATTGAGGCAGAGTATGCTAATGACATATCTACCGTGCGCAAGAATATTCAGGTAGGTCTTACTAAGTATTTAGATTTTCGTTATTGGGAAGCCGGAAACAAGGTTGAATGGGATAACTTGCTGGATATTGTAAAACAAGCCGAAGGAGTACGCTACGTGGCTTCTGAATGGTTTAAACCAAATGTGGATGAGCCTGTTGCTGATTATATGTTGCCACGTGTGAAGAAATTTATCATGCGTGATTTGGAAGGTAACGTGATGACAGACGAATTAGGTGAGACACAGTTGTATGACAATTTAGCCCCTGTATTTTACCCCGCTGGACAAAGCTAGTTATTGAATAAAAATTAAACTGTAAATTTACGTGCAAATTAGCAATAAGGGATAATGGAAACAGAAGTTAGAAATTTCAATTTACAGTGGGCATCTGGAGTGGCGACGGCTTTATGGGGCTCGTTCGCTCCTATTCAAGATATGCTGATAGGGGTGTTTATATTTATAGGCGTGGACTTCATTGTGGGGTGCATTGCAAGTTATAAACGAGCGAAGCGTAGAAAGGTGCGATGGTACTTTGAAAGTGCAAAAGCGTGGAATACGATTTATAAATTGGCTTTTTCATTGATAGCCGTTTCGTTGTCCTATTATTTAGATGAAAAGATTTTTGATTTCGTAGATTTAAAGTTGCCGAACATGGTTGCCGGATTTGTTTGTGGTACGGAGTTTTGGAGCTTTTTAGAAAATGCAGGCGACATTAGCGAGCACCCTATATTTAAAGCTATACGAAAAATAACTAAGCGAAAAATAAATAGGGTGATAGATAACGATGATGAATTTCCTCCAACGAATTGCCCGCCTGAAGAAATTAACCAATAAAGAAAGGAGTATTTATGGAAATCGTTTTAAACAGCATTAAGTTCACCGCTACCGCTACGATGGGTGAATTGTTTGCAAATGGGCTAAAGATTGCTGATACTTTGGAAGATACTTACAGGGTGCTACCACCCGTTTGTCCAAATACTCCTAAGGGAGTGGGTTGTAAGTGCAAAGAAAAGGTATATGGGAAAACTTGCATCCCTGCTGGAAGATACAAGGTGGTTTGGCACTATTCACCGAAATTTAAGAATTATTACCCGATGTTGGAAAACGTGCCGCACTTTATCGGCATTCTTATTCACGCAGGTGGTAATGTAGACCACACAGATGGATGTATTTTGACAGGTGAAGAAATTCCTGGACAGGAAAAACTGAAAAATCAGTTTGAAGTCACTAACAAGGTAAAGAGTATGATAAAAAAGGCTCTTGATGCGAAAGAAGAGGTTTGGATAACGGTAAACCGAAAGTAATATGTGGAAATTTTTATTAAAGAATTGGCAATATGTATTGATAGGGGCGTTGGTGCTTGCACTTTACATTGCTTCTAAAAATGCGATTGCCAATAAGCAAAGGTATAAGAGGGAGAAGAGTAACGTTGAAACCCTCATGTCAGACATCGAGCACGCCCCCCCACAAACGGGGGAACGCGTCAACAAGGTCTTCGTAAAAGGCCCCCTGGCCCGCGTATGCCTGCAAGCATCCGGCTA